GTCGGATCGGCACCGATCTCGACAAACACGCCGCCGGCTTTGACTGCTCCAGAACTCATACGTGTTTCTGCCAGTCCTTACCGAACAGCCTAGCCAGGTCTTCCGGCGTGGCCTGCCGTGGCTTTGGCTGCTTGGCGTATGGGTTGAGTTTTCGCGGGTCTACTCTCGGCGAGTGCTTGTCCCTGTTTATATTGGCTGCCTGCGCCAACAGGTTGGCCGTATGCCACCAATCGTGCTCTAGGCGGCTGTCTCTAGCTGCGAAGAGCTGTCGGCAAGTCCACTCGCCTGGATAGACTCCGAGGATTCCTGCGGCTTCCCAGATGGCGTCCCAGACGCTCCGGCCAGACTCTCGATCGTCGCCTTCTCTAGCCCCGCCTCCGCTCTGCCGAGCATCTCGTTTGCCACCTCGTCCATCTTGGACGCGAGAAGCCCGATCATCTTGCGGAGGCGCTGCGGGAAAAAATCGACAAGCTCTGCCTCAAGTGCTTTTGTCGCAGCGTCCAGCGAATCGCCACGCAGACCGTCAAAGAAATCCTCTTTGCTCAGTCCCTTCGTCTCGACCTGCTTGGTCAGCAGTGCGTAAAGGATTTCGCCGATCTTGGCGTACTGGCTGCGAAGCACTTGGAACGTTTGCGAGATGTTTGCAGCGTCCACCAGGTCGAACGGCACAGTCTTACGCTCGCCGGTCGCCTCGTCCACGACGTCAACGGTGACGTTGTCACGGACACGCAGCGCAGAAGCGACGGTCAACGCCACCTGCCACGGTCTGCCTTGGTCATCGCGAAACTCACGCATCTGCTACCTCGCTAGCCTCGGGTCGGTCATCTTTCCTTCGAGCGTGAACGTCGCCACGCCATCGACCGGGTCGCTCTCACTTATGCCGGTCAGCACGGCGAGAAACGAAAATCCTGCCGCACCGCCATACACCATGAACGTGCCGCCGGTGTGCATCTTCTGAAACGCCGTGCCGAGCCCAGCGACGTCGTTGAGTTCGACGCTCACTGTGCATTCGTACCCAGTGCTGTAGGTCGCTGCGTACCGACTGCCGTAAGGATTGACTTCGATGGTGCGTGCCGACTCTGTCAGCGTCACGTTGCGAGCGCTGGCGATAAAGCCACCATCAAGGCTGATGGTGCAGTCCTTCCCCAGCGTGATCGCCATGCGTTAACTCGCTTCCTTGATCGTCAACGAATACGTCACGGCACCGTCGATGGCGTTGTTCTCCGTCACGCTCATGACGGTGAAGCCGGTTGGATTGGATGCCTCAAGCGACGTGATCACGGAGTCAACGTCGTGGCACTCGACTTCCCACGTCTTCGTGGTGAAGCCTGCCTTGAACACCCTGCGACCCGCGCCGGAGCCGACGTTGGCACGGTTCGAGATGTCGATCGTTTCGCATTCCTCAGTGAACGTCGCCGAGATGATGCCTTCGCCGAACGGAGGAGCGGAACCGTCTTTTCCGAGAGTGATAGCCATGTGTGAGTGTTCCTATGCGTGCGTGGTGAGTTAGGCCGAGACCGTCCGAGAGCCGCTGACCGTGAACGTGGTGACGCCATCGAGCGGAGCAGCCTTGGCGATGTTGGTGCAGACGTAGGTGGCATTGCCGGTGGCTGTGCCGCCGATAGTGAACGTGGCACCGATGGACACGCCTGGATCGTCAACGCACTCAAGCTCAACGGTCTGCTCGATGAGTGCTTTGCGAAACTTGCGGCTCGTGTCGCCAAACTTGGTGACGTCCACCTCGTTAGCAGAATGGCTGACGGTGCAGCTGCGGGCGTTTGTGACGCCCGTGATCACGACTTCCTTGCCCAACTTGATTTCAACTGATCCTGCTGGCATTGGGTGCCCTCATGTGTGCGAGTGCCAGCGGTGCGGCTGGTTCGCTCACGGTATGGGCAGCAGGGACGAAACTAGACCGGGTGTGCCGTAACTACATCCCGCCGCCGTACCGCAGTGCGTTCCGCCACTGCTCTGGGATGCGGCCAGAAGCCAAGGCGATCTTGGTGGCTCGCTCCATGTACTCTCTGCCACGCAGCTGCCGAGTGAAGGAGAAGACGCCCATTTGCGGAACGCCGTTCCTACCGCCAGCCATTGGCTGCGAGTTCGTCAGCCTGCCGTAGACCTTGCGGCTGTACTGTGATTGGCCTTTTCTGGCGAATGGCTGAAACCAGTATTTCGCCGTCCCGCCGTAAGCCTGGAGCGACGCGACCTTGTAGCCACGGCTTGCACCAGGCCCGACGACCACGGTCTTACTAGACGTGGAGTAGTCGTACTCCAGACTCTTCCAGAGGAAGCCGTCAGGGAAGCGACTCGTCTTCCAGCTTGTGACGATGTCCGACTTCGGCACCTTATCGATGACAGCGTAAAGCTGATAGCCCTGCCGCTCGCCGATCTTGTACCGGATGTCTGTTTTCGTCCGTGGCGCTCGCCTGCTTATGACTTTGCTGGAGCGTGCCGCATTAAAGACGATCCTGCCGGCCTTCTTGAGCGAGCGCCGATTGGCGTCGTCGAGCATCCGTTTGACCTTTGGCGTATCCCACTTGAATTTGGTTCCGACACGGAACCGAAACGGTGCCGGGAAGAACGACGGGTCAATTGCAACGATGGACATGCGAGCCTCCTAGACAGGCAGCACGTTGCTCTCGAACACCCTGTAGGTCGCCGTGATCACCGCACGCCAGACGTTCCGCTCCGTCAGTGCATCGTCAGGATTCAAGTCGATAGTGACCGTTTGCGGGCTTGTCACGCCAGCCGGCCAGATGACGCCAGCACCGAACGAGTGGGCACGCACCTGGAGCATGACGCTGTCGGCGAGATCCAACATGCCATCGACTTCACCATCAGTCGTGACGTGACGCCCGACGAAAACCGTCACGGCGTAATCAACTTGCATGTGCGTCCGACTTATTCGCGTCACGTCTGCGCTGCCGGGAATGACAAACACCTTCGGCACGCTCATGGCGTCTACGTCGATGTTCGCCCAGTTGCGGCGTTCGACAGTGGTGGAGGGAATGCTCCACGTCACGGACTGTAGGCCCGTGGCGAGTCTGTCGGCGATAGTGCGAAGAACGCTGCTCATTGCACTCCCTCCTCAATCGCGTCAATCTCCCGCCGCCTCTCGACCGACTGCCTGACCACCGCGTGTGCCTCTGCGATCACGCGAGGCAGCAGGGCGGCGCAACGCATCACGCAGTACGCTCCGATGGTGCCGCAGAGTAGGAATTCGATGAGGTGTTTCACGCGACTAGATACCTGACGATCACCACGCCCGAGCCGCCAGTCCCTCGCCCGCTATTGCTGAATCCGTCTCCGCCTCCAGAACCACCATTCCCGGTGTTGTTGCTGCCGTTGTACGCGGTGCTTACACCATTTAGGCCGCCTCGCCCGCCGACGCCGTAGGTAGAACCAAAGACAGACCTGCCATTGCCGCTGTTCACTTGCGTCCCGGCCTGCCCAGCAACCCCGATAGCCCCCGCGCCGCCGCCTTGGCCGCCACTGTCTCCGCCATCTTCCGTTGCGCCAGAGCCACCACCATTCGCGGTACTATTTGACGACGATGTTGGCACGCCAGAACTCCCACCGCTGTTCGCGCCGTATGCGCCTCCGGAAACCGTGCCGCCAGCAGCACCGCCAGTAGCGGAATACAAGCTGCCGATTGACGACGCCGTACCAGAACTGCCGACCGCCGCCGTAGGTGCCACCGTGACCTCGTATGATCCAGTGGCGATCGACTGACTAGTCTGGTAAAGCACGCCGCCACCGCCACCGCCACCGCCACCAAAATTTCTTCCACCCGCCCCCCCCGCGCCAACCACTAGAACATCCGCCGTCAGTGCCGATGAAGAAATTGCTAGAGTGCCACTGGTCGTAAACGTGTGGTATCTGTAGCCGTCTCCCGGTGTAGTCACGGTGCCGCCGGTTACTGTCGCCATAGTCGCTGGCGTCACACTGCTAGACGCCGCGGTGTAGGTGCCGGTGCCGTTGCTATTAATGCCTGCGACTCTGAATACATACGCCGTGCCATT